AAGTGATTGAGGAATGCGCGGCATTCCCCTTCGGTGATCATGATGACTATGTTGATTCAACCACGCAGGCTTTAATGCGTTACCGCCAGGGCTATTATGTTGGATTGAGTGACGATTTTAAGGACGAGCCAATAGTTAGAACAGAGAGGGAATACTATTAATGGCTAAAGGAAAATTTTTACAAGATTTATTAGGCGAGCTTTCGCTCGACCGTGCTTTATTGCAAATTCTAGACGAACCTTACGTCAAAGACCTCGCGACGCGGCTTAAGCAAAACGAAGCTGTAAGCGAAATCATGGGTAAACTTGACAAGGATGAAGGCGTATACGGCTGGATGGATTATGACCAGCTTTTGAAGCTTAGGGAAATTATTCTTCCAGAGATGCTGATGAAGCATTCAGAATTAGAAGCACCCACACCAGAACTTGGTGGTGAAATAGGTAAAACATTTGATGACCAGTTTGAATCAATATTCGGAAAGAAAAAATTCGCGAAGGGTGGTTCTTTCATGAAAAATATTCTGGGTACATTGATTGATGAGTTCAGTGAACGAATGGGCATTGAAGGTCCAGTGTTTGACAAGGATCCACAAGCATATACACGAGATATAGCTAACTGGATGAGATTGGCCATAGGTGATGAATTCTTTTTTCATCCAAAAATAAAAGATTCTATTAAAGGCACTTTAATGCATATTGATCAAGTTGACGCTGGAATGGAGGCTGGAAAACATTATTATCCTGACATAATGGAAACAGCGATGGAGAAATATCCACAATTTAGTGGAGTAGGTGATGATTTATCTGGATTAGGAATTCCACAAGAAGATCTTAGAAATGCATTAGGTAGTGCATATTCAACAGTGCATACTTTTAAAGAAATATTAAGCGCGATGGAAAAAGCAAAAAATTATAGAAGTGTATTTCCTGAAGATGACCTCCCTAAGAATGCACGCGGAGGAATCATGGCGCTTCAAGACGGCGGCGAGTACGGGGAATCTTTTGACTACATAGAAAGTCCAACGCACATGAAGCTTTGGGATGAAATGTCGCGTGATGAACAGGAAATGTACCGTCTGGCGATGAAGAAGAAATACGCTGAAAGAGGATATAAAGGAAGTGATATTATTCCTTATCCCAAAAAAGCATATTGGAATGAAGAACTTAGAAAGTATCAAAACATGCCCATAACAGAAGAGCAGTTTAGAAGCGAGCCTTGGATACATAAGCAAAGGCGCGAACCACACAAGGAAATCAAGACTCAAACATGGGGCAGTGGCGATACGATGCTGGATATGGCAAGATGGCTTGGAATGGATCCAGCGGAGCTTAACAAGATCGTTGGTGATGAACCAGCATACCAGAAAAGCTACTGGAAGTCCGTGATACCGGGTATGACAACAATGCCATTCTATTCACATATTGGTGAACTATTTGGATTGTGGGGTGATACCGCGGAGGAATTTCATCGCAATCAGGAGGATTTTTCAGCGCGCACAGGAATTTTTCCTAGCTGGAAACAATCAATGGGACTTGGAATGGGAGTAGGTCTTCCATTAGGATATGCCATTGATCGTGGAATTTTATCACTTGCAGGAAAACTCAATCCTAAATTAGCTCCTTTACTTAAGGAAGTATTTCCTTTATCATTGGGAAAAGGACCTTTCTCGAAAGAGGCTTGGAAAAAATCATTATGGAGAAATCCAAAACACTTCCTGAAGATGCACGTTCCAGGAAAAACAGGACAAAAAGCGTGGTCACAGATTCTTAATCCAGCGGTAAAAACCTTACTACCTAAAGTGGCACAGCGCTACGGAATTGCAGCTGTTCCTTATGTTGGATGGATTGCGGCCCTTGGACTGGGTGCATATGATACATACCGCATGGTTAATTGGTTTTTAAGCGACCCTGAAGGAGATAAACAAAAAGAAATGCAAAAATACATAGATGCCGGATATGAATAAATATGATTTAATGAGTGATGTTATTCCGCCGTTGGATTCGTCGCAGATGGCGATGCGTGGATATTCAAAAGGTGGAGATATATCAAAGATCTTAGGATACCTTATGGATCCAATAGATGAATCCATATGGGTAAAGAAAATGCAAGAATTTTTAAAAGAGAACACTGAACCAATTAGAAAATATTTATCAGACAAGTTGCATACTCCAACAATACTAAGAAAGCATGAAGAAGGAAAATGGGGATATCATCCATTAAATTATAATAAGGAATTATTATTGGATGAAGATCTTGGAAAATACTACGAGAATATTCCATACAATGAATATGATGCTTTTGCTGATATGCTGGAGAGTATGCTTTATGAAAAATCTCAAAATTTGCCTTCAAATTTGCCTGGTAGCTTCGTTGCTGGTGAAGATCTTGTTATAAATCCTAAAGACAAGGAGCAGTACGATTTCATTATTAAAAATTTGCGCGAGCAATTGGAGAAACAAAAGGAATGGCAGGGTCACTTGGAAGCTTCGCCTCCTCAATACAGAGCAGATATTCAATATATGGCTGGCCCTGATCAAATAAAATTAAAAAAATCACTAGAACTTATAAAATCAATACTGGGAGAAGAAGAAATTAAAACTTTAAATTCACGCGGCGGACTTCACGGTTACGCAAAAGGTGGAGGAGCTCTAACAAAATTTTTTGATTCACTGGTTGAAGATACACTAGGAGAAGTGGAATGGAGAAAATTGATGCATGAATTTCTCGAGAAGAATGTCGGTTCATTCATTAAGAAATATGTTGATAATTCAGTGATTGATCCGTATTGGTTTAAAAAACATGATTGGCATCCATTAACAAAAGAAAAGGAATTAATATGGGAAATGCCTGAAGGTGTGACAAAGAAAGAAGATATTTTTTGGGATCCGGATTTAATAAATCCACGATATGGAAAAAAAAAGGGAAGACCTACTGGTGCGTGGAGAGGGGACCCCCATGTAACAGGTTGGGGTGGTGCTCAAGAGTTCTTGGATAAGTACAAGGGAGAATTTGGTGACATAGAATGGCAGAAGAATTTTGGAAAAATGTATGAGAAGGTTCCTTATAATGAATTTGACGCTTTTGGTGATACAATAGAGCAGATGATGCATAAAATATTCGGTGATGAAATGGTTCCTACTGGAGAGAAATTTTTTACCGACATGGAAACCATAATGGGAACTCTTCGTAAGCAACTTGATGAGGTAAAATTATATCAAGCTATGTATGATACATCACCTCCTCAATATAAAGCGGACCAAGCATATATGTTACAGCATCCTAAAGAACAGCTGAACAGAACTTTAAAACTTATTAAAGACGCCATATCTCAAAAAGAGAATGCTCCATATCATCCTTTCGCTGATCCACCAGGAAAAATAAGCATGAATTCACGTGGTGGATTACATGGTTACGCAAAAGGCGGAAAGTTTGGTGAGTATTTCGTGCGCGAACCTGTCAAGGCAGTTGGAAAATTCCTGAAGGATAACATTCCACCTGTTTTTGAAAAGTTTGTGGATTATTTACCTAAGATTACTGGAACAACTACAAAATATTCCGCACAAAAAAATGTTGACACTGGATCTTGGGATATAGGAACTGTAACCGGAAAGAAAAAGATTGAGGTGGATGGAAAGTGGGTAAAGAATCCGGATTACTTCAAGGCAACGGAAACTGGATTTAAAGATCAAACATCAGCGAATAAAGCAATTAAAAAACTTCAAAAGCAGCAGGTATCAACCGTAACGAAGCCGGATAAGGCGGAAGGTGCGTTGGTATGGAAATCACGCGAATCAATCGCGGATGCGCCATTCCAGATTGCCCCAAAAAAGCAGTGGCTTGACTATCTAGTAAGCAGAGGAGTTGGGTATAAAGAACTTAGTGATACATCATTATTCCTAACCAAAAGCGGATTGGCGGAAGATGGAACGACACCAATCAGAATTCCTGAAGGTGGTTTTTTAAGCAAGGATGGGGATCTTCGAATTTCAAAAGCGGATCTTCTAAAGGAGTTTGATGAACTGGTACCAAAGATAAAGGTTCATCTTCTAGGAAACCGTAATTTCTCCGATGGATTGAAATTCATAGCCAATAGCTTGGCCAAAAGGGGAAAAGGAAAGAAAAAAGATTATGGTGAGGGATTTGAAGATATAGAGGGTACGGTTCGGCATTATCTTGACTATCCACGAGCCGATTTTGATGTCAGGTTCGAGGGACTGTTAAAGCAGGTATCCACACTCATTGAACGTCTTCGTAAAGCCGGGTCAAGAGGTGGAGGAAGGGATCCAGAAGGAAAAGAAGCTTTTGATCCTGTAATGGTCGAGAACGTTGTTGACCAGATTAACGGCGCATTCAAGGCGCAGTACGGAGTTGAAAATGTAATTGGAAAGGGAGTAAGTCAAACAGAACATCCAAATCTTCCGTTTGAAGTTGTCAAATTAGGAAACAATCTTGCGGACATATTCAGCAAGCGTGGAATACAGTACAAACAGCTTGGACAGCCACGGTATGAAGGTGATCAAATTCTTCAAGGCGGATACAACCATAATGAATTGGTCTTTACGTTTGAGCCAGGAAAATCGCGTGCTGGCGAAGTTAGTGGATATAAACCTGGTCATGAATTCGGATTGGGAAAGGACGCTGAAGGTGGATTCGTTCACGCAAGGATTTCTGATCGTATTGACGAGGCTGGAAGAAAGATATTGTTTATTGAGGAAATACAGTCTGACATGCACCAAGCGGTTCAGAATAAAAATTCAAAATACAAGCCACGATTAGATCGTGAATCACCTAATGTAGAAAAAATAAAGGAATTAAAAGGATTAACTAAAATATTAAAAAAAGAATTAAAAAATGTTCAAAAAAATCTTGAGAAGGCGCAAGCGTCGGAAACGCGTGGAAGAACGCCGGAAGAAATTCAAATGAGACAAGATTTAATTAACGATTTAGAAATTAAACGTGACAGCATAATGGCAGAAATGAAAGGTCAGGCAAAAGATCTTAAAAAACTAGAAGGAACTGGAGGTGGAACAATACCAGAAGGTCCATTTAAAAATTCAAAAGATTACGCAAAGTTTGTCATTAAGTATCTACTGAAGATGGCGCGTGAAAACGGATATGACGGCGTTGGAGTTTCCAATGCGTGGATTAAGGCTAGAAATCTTTCTCCAGGCAGTAAGGATTTTGAGGGACATTTCGGTTTTTACGGAAACTGGGGTCCACCTGATCCGGCAGTTCCAGCGTCATTCAAGGATGTTATCCTTAAGGATGCAATGGGTGAGGTTTCCCGTGACTCAAAAACAAAACTGTCATTAACGGCAATAAAGGATCATGAAAAAGGAAAAACATGGGGTGATATTCCTGTATTGCTTTTAACAAGAGGAAAAAACAAGGAAATAATTGAAGAGGCCGCTAAACGTATTGACAAAGGTCAATCCGCGTATTATAAGGGCGGTCTAGTAAGAGAGGTATTTACAGAAGTGGCACCACCACTACTATAGAAAGTAATTATGGTAATAAACCCAAATGATAACATTGATAAGGCAATGCAAGCTTTGCAGGGCGCACTGGAGATTGAAGAGGAAGGAGTTGAAATATCCCCACCTCAGCCTGTAGAAAATACAGATCCAAATGTAGAATTGACAGATATGCCCGATGGAGGTGCAGAAGTTAATTTTGATCCAAATGCACCCGTTGACCAAAGCCAGATTCCATTTGACGGAAATCTTGCCGACTACATAGAAGAAACAGATTTAAAGAGATTAGCTTCTGAATTAATAGGAAATTTTGAAAGCGACAAGCTTACCAGGAAAGACTGGGAAGATACATACATTAAAGGTTTAGACATGTTAGGGTTCAAGTACGAAGAGCGTACTGAACCTTTTGAAGGTTCCTCAGGGGTCGTTCACCCTCTCTTATCGGAATCCGTGACGCAATTCCAAGCCCAAGCGTACAAGGAATTACTTCCGCCGGATGGCCCCGTGAGGACACAAATTGTAGGGGATTCAACCCCTGAAATAGAGCAACAATCTGAAAGAGTTAAAGAATTTATGAATTATCAGATTACGCAGGTGATGAAGGAATATGATCCGGACATGGATCAATTGCTTTTCTATCTGCCACTCTCAGGGTCTGCATTCAAGAAAGTCTATTATGACGGACTTTTAAAAAGAGCAGTTGCCAAATTTGTGTCCAGTGAAGATTTGGTTATTAATTATTTTGCAACGGATATGGATACGGCAGACCGTATTACGCATATCATAAAAATAACAAAGAACGACTTGATTAAAAATCAAGTGAGTGGGTTTTATAGGGACATAGAAATTAGAGATGGTTTTGTTGATGCAACTGATGTTAATGAAAAAGTTAGCGAGCTTGAAGGATCGCAGAAAGGAACTTCAAGTGAAGATAATATGTATACTCTTCTTGAGATGCATGCCAATTTGGATGTTCCAGGATTTGAGGATACTAGTGGAGTTAAGCTTCCTTACATTGTAACATTGGATCAGTATTCCCAAACTATTTTATCCATACGACGAAATTGGAATCAGAATGATCCAAATTTTGCAAAAATACAATACTTTGTACATTATAAGTTCCTCCCAGGACTAGGCTTTTACGGGTTTGGTCTAATACATATGCTAGGTGGGTTATCGAGAACGGCAACAAGTGTACTACGCCAACTGATTGACGCAGGAACTCTCGCTAACCTTCCAGCAGGTTTCAAGGCACGCGGCATGCGCATACGCGACCATGATCAACCTTTGCAACCAGGTGAGTTTAGGGATGTTGATGTAACAGGAATTTCAATCAAGGAATCATTATTACCACTTCCTTTTAAGGAACCATCACAGGTTCTATTTGCTCTTTTAGGATTCGCGGTTGATGCAGGAAAATCATTTGCAGCGATTGCTGATATGAAAATGGGTGAAGGAAATGAGCAGAATCCAGTTGGAACAACACTCGCGCTATTAGAGCGAGGAACAAAGGTAATGTCAGCAATTCACAAGCGCCTTCATTGTGCGCAACGAATGGAATTTACTATGCTCGCTAAAATATTCCAGCTTTATCTTCCACCGGAATATCCGTATTTTGTTGTAGGTGGAAACAGGATGATCAAGCAACAGGACTTTGACGAGCGTGTTGATATTATTCCAGTTTCAGATCCTAATATTTTTTCCATGTCGCAGCGTGTCATGTTGGCACAAACTCAATTACAAATGGCTGGTGCAGCACCTGACTTACATGATATGCGTGAGGCATACAGAAGGGTTTATCAGGCGTTGAATGTTGATAATATTGATGCAATATTAAAACCAAGCCCCGACGAACCGGAACCAATGAGCCCGGCGATGGAGAATTCAATGGCGATGAAAGGACAAAATCCAAAAGCATTTCCAATGCAGGATCATCAATCGCATATGAAAGCACACGGTGATTTCATGTTTACTCGTATGGTTCAAATTAATCCGCAGCTATATGCGATGATGCAGTCGCATGTTTTCGAGCATGTTGCAATATTAGCTGGGGAAATGGTTCAAAAAGAATTTGCCAAACAACTGCAACAGTTGAAACAAATGGAACAGCAGGCACAGCAAAACCCTCAAATACAACAACAGCTCCAGCAACAAAGCTCACAATTGAATAATCAGATGGCAAAAAAGCAATCTGAAATTGAAGCACAAATAATTGATCAGATTGCTAAGGAAGAAGAAAAACGTATGGGAATGAAGCAGGACGATCCATTAGTACGACTAAAACAACAAGAGATTGATTTGCGTGCTATGGAAGTTATGACTAACCAGCAGCGTGATTCCCAAAAGACACAGACAGATATGATGGTTGAGGCTGAAAAATTGGATCTTGAGCGTGATAAACTTGAATCACAAACAAGCATTGATATAATGAAAGCTTCCTCTGATATTGACAAGGCTAAAACGGCTGAGGCCAACCAAATGCTTAGGGATAATATGGCCACGGCGCGTGAGGCGATGAAGGATAATAATGCAACGAGGCGAGAGGCCATGAAGGCACGCTCGCAGGAAAGGATTGCAAGAACCAATGCAATAAAAAAATCAAATGGACAAACAAGTAGCTAAAATTACCGATGTCATGCGCAAAGTGGAAGAGCTTGCGAAAAAGGAAATAAAGAATCCTGAAGAAACACTTATTGTGGCATCCGCCCTTATGGCGGTGACTCGAAACTTGTATGTCGCGGCTTTGGGGCCGGAGGATACTGCAAGAATGTTTGGTGCCGTTGCGGAAAGCTTTTTTGTCGTGGAGGATATGATGCATAATCTAATTCCACGCGGACATAAACCAACGATACATTAATGCCGTTTAAGTCAAAAAAACAAAGGGCATACTTGTATGCCAAGGAACCGCAGATTGCTGAGAAGTGGGCAGCGGAGCACGGTAATAAAATCGTGAAGAAAAAAGGCGGAAAAATTAAACTAAAAAAAGGAGGAACTAATGCCGACAGTAGGAGGTAAAACCTTTACGTACGATTCTAAAGGCTTTAAAGATGCTGAAAAGTATGCTAAGGACACCGGCCAGACTCTTCAAGTTGTCGCTAGGGGTGGCAAGGTGAAGATGATGAAAGGTGGCATGAAACCCAACAAGAAAAAGGGTTACATGCACGGTGGCATGAAAAAGCCAAAAAATAAAAGATAGGAGGTAACATGAATTTATTGAAAGATTTATGGGGACATCTCAAAGAATGGAATGAATGGAAATTGAAAGACTGGATAAAAGCTGGAATTTTAGTGGTCATAATTCTTCTTGTCCTTAAAGTTATAATTCTACCAGGCGCATAATGCCGGATCCAGATCTATATGGTGGTAGTTACTTAGATTATCCTTCCCCACCCTTTGTGGATAGGGGAAGGAAAGTCATACAGGATTTTGTATCTGATAATCCACGAGAAACCAGAGGTCAGGGCTTTAATGCCCTTGATATAGGGTCAGAAATTAGAGATGCTTACATGGATCAGCGTGGAAGTGGACTTCCTCTTGTTAACAAGGGAATGAACATCAGCGATTTTCTTAAGTCAGAAGCAGCTTCCAATATTGCCTCTAAATATGGTAATGTGTTGGATGCCGATCAGGCGTACGAGGAATGGATTAGATCGCAGACGGCGCCAGGAACAGTTGATACACGAAACCAGTATCAGCTTGGAATGAACCAGTTAAGGGGCGAATATCCAGAAGCCTACGCAGAGGAATTTCCATGGGCAGATGCCATGATGAAAGGACTTCCAGCAATCGCCAAATTGGCACTGGGTAAATTAACGGGTGGCGCAACCACTGCATTAAGTGCAATGGGTCAAACAGGACAGAACCTAACAGGAATGCTACAGAATTTTGGATTAATGGCGGATGAAGACGAAGAATATCCACCATGGATGTGGTGGAAAAAAGCTAAAGGTGGCATTGCATCACTGAATGGTGGTGGATCGTGGTACGGAAATCCACATATGGACCCACCTTCATATACTCCATCTACACCTTCTTACGGAGGCCCTGATCCACATGGAGGAGAAACTGCAATAAATCCAACTCCAGAAGTTCTCCAACAACAACTTGCGGATCAAGCTAATTTACAATCACAAGAAGATCATTTACAGGCGGCGTTAAGTCTTGCTGCAGCAGGTCAAAAAGGAATTGGATGGGGTGAAGCAGAACCAGGAGAATTTGATCTTACAAATACACTAGGAGTTAATGTTCCAGGTTTAACTGAAGGAACACCTGGTGAAGTATTTACATTTAATCAACAAGGATTAGTTGATGATACTCCTATTGATACAACAGGTGGAGAACCTTCTCCGACTTATGATCGTCATCCAGGAGGTACACGGTATTCCGGAGCGCCATTGTTAGGTGAAGGAGAAGTAGAACAACTTCCTCAAGGATGGGAAGAATATTTAAAAGAAAAAGGAAAAAAACAATTTGATACGCAATTCATGGCGTCACAGTATCTTTATGACAAGTCACGTGGAAGGTTTGATCAAGGTGGATTGGCGGATATGTCGGAAAATGCACTAGGAGAATTTGATGTAGCAAGAAGCACATGGAAATGGAAGTATGATAATAAAATTAATGAATTAATGGATGGGGGATTTTCTTTGAAAGAGGCAATTGACGAATTATGGAATAAAGGATGGGGAATGCCTTACAAAGGATTTAGCCTTAAGGAGAGAGCATAATGTTACAATTATTAATTAAACCATTACTTAGTGTTGCTGGAAGCGCGGTTTCTGGATTTATAGAAACTAAAAAAGCCAAAGCTGAAAACAAATTAACAGAAATAAAAGCTAATACTAAATTGAAGCAGCAACAGATCGCCGGCGAAGTATCGTGGGAAGCGTCTGCTGTTGACCAAATGAAAGGATCCTGGAAAGACGAATTCGTTTTGCTAGCCCTGATGATCCCCGCAATTTTAGTATTCATTCCTGGAATGACGGAACATGTAGAGAGAGGCTTTGAGGCACTCCATAAATTACCGGATTATTATAAACATCTCTTATATTTAAGCTGCAGTGTCAGCATGGGTGTGAGAATGGCTCCAGGTGTTAAAGGATTATTTAAGAAAAAATGATAAAACCAGAGCGACTTGATAAATGGAGGATATTCCCCCGTTTATTAATAACACTTTATGGGGTTGCTTTTTGGAGAACAACGGAATGGTTTATGAGTTTACCAGAA